CTTATAATGAGAAAATATTTCAAAACTTACTTCTATAAGACCAACTGTTCTATTTATACCCATTGCATAATAAGGTTGTATTCTCAACAAAGTAGTTTCTTCCATTAAAACATCTGGTTGCTTGCTATCCATAAAAACATTATATTTAGAACTATCTTGTTGCCCCGCATATATCAATTCTGCTTTTTCTTTTTGGGTTAAAGGAGCCATATTCCAAGCATCAGGTGTTCTATATTTTAATAATTTCCAAACTGAATCATTATTATCCATCAAGTATTTTATACAATTGTAGGATATTTGATTAAAACCTTTGAAATCATTATAAGCATAACTTCCAATGTCTTGTGTAAATATATCTGGAAACATTTTATTTCTCCTTATCTTTTGCACTATGATATTTCTTTAGTGCTTCTGATATTTTATCTTTTTGTTCTTTTGACATCGATTTTTTAAAATTAGGATTTTTTGGTCCTGATACATCGGCGTGATTTTTGGATATTTTTTCTTTAGACTCTTTTTTATGTTTTTTTCCAATGTGACTTTTCGATATTTTCTCTTTTGTTTCATCAGAGCGATGTTTTCCAAATAGAAAATTCTTTTCCCCTTTGTGGGAATTACTCAGTTTATTTTTAGTTTCTATAGAACGAATTATTCCTTTATTGCTATTTACACACTCTCGTATATTATAAAGAAATTCTCTTTTTCCATTATCTACAAAAAATTGTTCATAGCGAGTTAATTCGAAAGGTTCACAATATAACAATACAGAAAAAATAAAAGAGTTTTTTCCGTATTTATTATATGCTCTTTGGAAATATTGATTAAAAGATTTATTATTTTCTAAAGAACGAAAATGAATAATTTTTCTCATATATAAATCACTACTTTGCCCGATATAATATTTACCAGTGTTTATGTTTTCGATTTTATATATCCCGCAATTATATTTCATATTAGATTTCCTTTTTATTGAAAAATAATCTTTATCAAATCGAGTCAAATTGCCATGCGCCACGTAGATATATAACAAAATCTTTTGGAGCAATTACAGAACCTGTTGTACACGTTACCGTTAAGTAAGAATTTACGTCTCTCAAAATATTTGAGATTTTAAAGTGGTTTCCATCTGTTTGTGTAAATGTATAATTAGTAGAAGGAACATTACTACCATTACATGTAAATACAAACGAACCGGATTTTTGTATATTATCTTGATACAAATAAACCGAATATGTTTCACTACTTCCTTCCAGAACATAGTTTGTATTCGGACTAATTAGTATTTCGTTATTTATTGTAGGAGTAGGGGTAACTGTTACTAAACAAGAAGCACTTGCAGAATTATTTACTATAGCTGTTGTTATTATACAGTTTCCATTAGAAATTAAAGTAACAAGACCGCTCCCACTAACACTAGCAATTTTAGTATCAGAACTTGCCCATTCCATAGGTCTTACAGCACTATCACCATTGTAAGTTACATTACTTGTTAATTGGTATGTACTCATAGCGGAGCCACTTATGCTTCCACTGCTTAGATTAATATGATATATATTTGTATAAACATCTGCGATTCCATTAACAACATCATCTGTTTCTTGATTAATAAAATTAGCGACCATATCTAATGTTAGTATCTGAGCACTATTATTATTATAAGTTTCTGTGTTAGTAAAATCATTTATACCAGTACCTGTTACTTTATAACAAACCCAATGCAAAGAGTTACCGAAAAGATATCTTTGGTTCTCATTTATAAGGGCTGTCCTAGGATTTAGTTGGGTAATTATATGAAGATATCCCCCCGGAGTCATAAAAGGAGAGCCTTGGGTTGCATAATCTCTAGGTTCTTTTACCAAATATTCTATACAACAAGGTTCTTCATAATAAGCACCTGTTGCTTCATCAATCCATCTTAGGGTATTATTACATCTTCGAATGGTGCATGTTGCTGCTATATTTTTTATCGTTTCAATGTTTATAATCATCCAAACATTATTATCAAAAATATAACGTTTCCCTATATCTAGAGTATGACTTATATCTGGAAATAATACAGTTTTCCAATCGTCTCCAAGTTTTAAACCTGTTTCAGCATTGATAACATGTGATATACGAACATCTGTGTCTGTATATATATTAGAGCCAAGATAAGTTTCTTCTTTGATAGTCCACCAATCTGAAGAGTTATAAAACTGTTCATCAAGTGTCTTTTGAAATATATCGATATATTGTTGTTTCGGGTTTGTACCTTTTTTTGCTCCTGCCATGATAGCAGAGGGGATATATTTATAAGTATAACTCATATCTACACCCCCTTATATTCCAGAAAAGTCTTGATTATACCATTCAGTCCACTCTACTCTTTTATAACCATAATTAACAAGCAATTGAGAACAATCCTCTTTTACTATATTTAAATATGTTACTTTTTCTCTTAAGTTTTGTGCTTCTGATGCTACCTTAAAATCTCTATCAGTAACATGAAGATTAAATTGAGTAACATCATTAACTGTTTTTTGTAACCAGTATCTTACCATTAGTTTAGCTAATATAGCTTTATTTGTTACACTCAAATCAACTAAGAAAATTTTTGTGCTATCATCATAAATCAAACTCTGGTCGCACATATCAAACTCTGTAATCGCATATATTAACCATGCTTCTAGATAATTTTCAAAATCTGGTTGACTTGAGTTAAAGAGGTCGATTAGTCTATAGTCCGTTACGTTTTGCATAAACAAATCGTAGATTTCACTAAGCGAAGTTCCCATTTGACCTCCTTTTTAGTTATTAGGTTTGTTGATTTAATGCAATTGCTTCTTCTTGCAAAGCCTTTTCATCTGCTGCTTTTTGCGTGATATCAACCTTCGATAAACGAGAGATTCTATCTACCGTATATAGATTTGCAGAATCGGGGTCGGTTTTCATTTTTTCGACAAGCAATTGTACGATTACCTTTTGTTGGTCAGCATTAGCTGAATTATAAAGGTCAATACAATATTCTGTGTTTACATTATTTAGTATCTCTTCTATTTTTTCCTTTGTTAATATTTTGGAGTAAACTTCATCCAGCCCATGCTGGCGTATAACAACGGGGTCTAGGATATAAAAATATCCTGCTTCCATAAAGCTACGATTAACCTCTATGATATCTACTAAATCTTTATAGAGAATATTTTTCACTTCCCCAAATTTAGTAAACTTCTTAATATCTCCTTGTCCACCTTCTTTAGTTGACAGATTTAATCTATAAGGTAAAAGGCTTACAACAGGGACATAATCATCTAGCAAAACTTTATCTTTTTTACCCTCTTTGCGTTCTTCTTTTTCAGTTTCTTCTACATTAGGGGTAGATTCCAATTCAGCTAGTCTCGCTTTCAAGGCTTCGAGTTCTTTTTTTTCCTCGGCTGAAAGCTGTGTAGATGGTTTTTTATTCATTTTTCTCCTCGGGTTTTAATATATATTAATGAGATATTTTATTTATCTTTTGGCTCTTTGGAATAATGTTTTCCGAAATTAGGATGATTTTCTCCTGAAAAATCACTATGATTTTCAGACATTTTCTTCTTTGTTTCATCGGAATGATTTCTCCCAAACATGGGATTATTTTCTCCTAGTTTTATATTTGACATTTTTTCTTTTGTTTCATCAGAATGGTGTTTTCCAAACCTAGGATGATTTTTTCCTGTTTTTCCAAACATGGGATTATTTTCTTTAGATTTTTTATTTGAAATTTTTTCTCTTGTTTCCTCCGAAAGATGTTTTCCGTATCTGGGATTATTTTTTCCAAGATGGGATATGCTCATTTTTTTTCTTGTTTCTTCTGAAATTTTTATTCCTTGTTGACTATTGACACAATCTAAAAGAATATTATATATATTCGATTTATAAAAATTAACAAAGGATTGCTCATATTCAGTTAATCCGCTTGGTTCACAATAAATTAGAATTTCAAATAAAAAATTGTTTTCTCCATATTCGTTAAAATCTCTTTGTAATTTAAAATTAAAATGAGAGTTATTTTTTAAATTATGAAAATGACATATTTTTCTTTTTTCTAAATTTATTGTTTGACCAATATATCTTTTATTGTTTAAAATATTTTTTATAGAATAAATTCCTGATATATTTTCTTCCATTTTGCACCTCTCGTAGTACAAAAGGGGAAGGACAATTCGAGAAAACTGTCTTTTTGGGTTCTCGCCCTATCCCCTTTTTTCTAATAATAGATTATGCTAATTGAATAGTTGCAGCTATTGCATTGGTTGCAATAGCAGTACCCCAACTCTTAATCATAGTTGAAGTTTGAATCAAATTAGCGTTGGCATATACATCACTGGTGTATGAAAGAACTGAACCTTCCAATACAACCTTAACAATTTTCATTGATGAAGGTGAAACAAGCCAGATACGAGAATCTGAAAGTTTCAAACCAAATGGAGTCTGCCAATCAGCAACTTGTGGGAGTACCATAATATCAGTACCTTGGAAGTTGCGTAGATACCCAACTTTTACGAAATCGCTATCGATTTCGTAGCGATAGTTGGCGTTTGCTGGAAGAATACTTGCTAGAGCACGTTGAGTACCAATAGCAACTGGTTTTGTACCACCATTCCATGCAGCAACAGTCTGTGATAGACGTACAAATTCTGCTTGGCTATAACCAGCTACAAGCAATCCGGTTGAAGCAGTGCTGTCAACAGCGTCCATTGCAACATAGAAAGCGTTGTACACGTCGATAGCTAATGCTGTCTCGAATGAACGTACCATCTTCATTACAAATTCTGCTAGAGATTCTTTTCCTGCCAAAACCTTCATAAGAGAAACATAAACGGTCATTTCACGAGGTTCGGGGATAACAGTTACCTGTCCTTTGAATTGCTTGTGGAGTTCGGTTGTTCTCTTGCTACGACCAGCTTTAGAAACGATGAATAAATCACGAGGACTTACATCGAATGCTGCTGAATCGCCCCAACCAATCGTGCGTACATCAGAATAAATTCCGATGCTGTCGATGATTGAATCTGGAAGAACCATATCAATAACTGCTGAAACAACTGCGAAAGTTGCCCAACGGAGAGTAGGATGATTCGACCAAGTTTCGATTGGGAATTGCTCGAAATTGGTAACGCCAGCTACACGCATAATTTCACGTTTTAAAGCTGCGTTTAATTTTTCTTCTTTCTCTGAGAAAGAAAGCTCAATTACTGCCCCCTCGGGAGTAACTGTGTTCTTTTGATATTCCACATTTGTCGCACCGTTCATAGCACGATAATGGTTCCAATAATCAACGAACATTTTATAAGGTGTTAAGTTCTGTTCACCTGCGAAAGAAAGTACTTGATTTGGGATTTTCATAATATATATCTCCTTTTATCCAAAATTATACTGTAGTGCATTCCAGCTTGTAAGCTGTAACACGCTGACTGTCGATACCGCCTGTAGCAAGGGAAATATATGTAGTTGCAATATATTTGAAGCCTAGACCAGTTGTAGGACCTGCACCAACTACCCATAATAGTTTGTAGCTGTCTGCTTGACCAACTGCATATGTATGGGAAGAGAATGAGTTAGAGAAATTGTCTGCTGTTAAAATAACAATGTCGCCTACTTGTGGTTTGAAAGCAGAGAAAACTTTTCTCTCAACATTCCAGAAGTTACGTACATCAGGGTCTAGACCCTTATATTTTGCATCAGTAACAATGATTTCATCACCAGAATATGCCATCCATGCATTAACGGGTGAACCTGCTGCTGGTTGAGTAACTAGAGAAACCTCTACTAAACTTCCAGTAGTATATTGTGCGCCCATTGCAAGCACGTTACCATTATCGATAGCTGATGCACTGATAACACTTCTATTGTATGAATCAACATTCATTGCAGCGATTGCTGCGGGAATTAAAACACCATGTGCCATAATAAAAAACCTCCTATTTTAAATTAAATAAATTGTAAATAGCCTAGGGATTAATCCCATAAGCTTTTTGCTTTTTTTGTTGCACCACCGAAAGGCAGTCCAACTTCAATAACGCCTTGATTTTTAGGCATTCTGATTGCAAAATCGAATGATTTCGCTTTACAAGAATTCTTCCATGCTTCAATATTCTCTAAAGTATAATTTTCAGCATCTGCTCTCATTTCAGCCTTAATATCATCAGGAAGATATACAGATACAGCGAGTTCTTTTAGAGTTTCATTAATAGCGAAGGCTTTCTGTTGACCTTCTAACTCTGCCTTGAATTTCTTAAGCTCCTCGTTTTGTGCCATATAAGCTTTGTTATCTTCTGCTAATTTCTTAGCATATTCTTCCATCTTGCACATCTTAGCGTACATGCTTTGTACAACGATACCAAAATCAGCATCGTTTCCTTTTGCCATTTCTTCTAATGCCATTTTAACATCTTCGTCTCCGGCAAACATTTCTTCCATCTTCTGAATTGGGAATTCGAATTTCTTCTCAATACCCTTTTTCACTTCTTCTTTTTCCTCCGCAGGGGTTTCTTTCTTTTCCTCTGCTTTGGTTTCTTTTTCTTCTGATTTAGCAGTATCAGCAGCCAATTTTACTTCTTCTTTGACTTCTTCTAGAGCCATTTCTTCTTGTGTTTTTTCTGCCATAGCCATCTCCTTATCATTAATTTCTTCATCTGTTGTTTCATCAACAGACGCTTTTACTGTACTACCCTCGTTTTTAATCCACTTACTATCTTCTACATGGTGTGTATCTTTAAACGAACTGATAGCAATAGCCCAACCATTTTTCTTATCATCTGAACCAATCGAATCTGCTTGTCTAGCAATAGCATTTGCTTGTTCAACAGAAATAGGCGGGGTAATACCCTTTAGTGCCGGGTTTACATCCTCTTTAGATTTATAGGGGAATGTAACAATTTCAGAGTCTATTTTAGCTGAAATTTTTTCCGCCCATTCTTTGCCATAATCTCCACCCCAAAGTAACCAATCAACAGTATCTTTTTTGTATTTATGTGTGGAAAAATAATTGTTAATCTCTTTAACTTTTTCAGGACTTATTATTTTATTTTTAACTAAATAACGTGCGAAGGCTATACCTGTTGATGTACCCCCGCCCTCTTCCTTGCGGATTTCAAGACCTTTTTCTGCACTACCTCTTACTTTGTTTGGAATTATAATTTCAGTAAAAGAAAATTCTTTTTCTAAATCATCTTCATACTCTTTTGCAAAAGATAAAACGCTTGCGTTTGCCATAGGTATAGCAGGAGTTACATAACTTCCCAAAACAGTAATACCTTCATACCTAAAATCAAGAAGCTCGGTTTTTCCATCTTCCTTGGTCTGAGTTTTATATACACTCATTTCTACACTGACAGGCTTTTTGCTTCCGTCTCGCTTGAAGAAACTTAATAATGGACCAGTATATCTTTTCCACACATAAGCTATAGCTGACAACATTGTTCTTCCATCTTCTAGTTTCCTGCTTGTTATTGAAGAACTTTCTGGTACAAACCCACAAGGAACCTCATCAGGGTCGTGTGTATAAACATCATCTAATATTTCATCATACTTCCAAACAAGAGGACAATTTTTAATAGTGTCTGCTGTACGCATTAATGTCTCTTCAGAAATATACATGTCATGAAGATTATCACCAGAAGCAAAAAAGTCTAAAGCCAAAAGAGCAAATTTAGAATCAGGGTTCTCTTGAACCATTTCGGCATTTTCGATAGTGAAACTAAGTTTTTGCATGTGTATCCTCCTTTCCTTAGAGTATAGATAATATTTTTACGTCCAAGGGCATTTTTTTCAAACACTCTCTTAGCTTTTCTGTATCGGCAAAATAAAAATATTTTCTGTCGAAACTTAGTAGGGGTATACGATAATGACGTATTAACCAACTTTTAACATATTTATTACATCTATACTTTTTTTCAATTATATTAGGATTAATTATCATTACATATTCTTACCCTCCGGTAGCGTCCCAAATTACGCATTGCCACCATTCAGGCATTAGTGTTGCTCTATCGAGGAATGTAGTAGCTTCTTCATACTCTTTTTGCTGTTTAGTAATCATCTCTCTGCATTTTTGTTCAACCACAGGATTATTATCCTGAATTGATAGCTTTAAGATTTCGCTAATACTATCTGTAGTTAATATTTCTCTATTTAAATAAGCTGTTGCTACATCAATAATATTTTCAAACGGGAGTTGTATCCCGTCTATTTCTGGAATTGTAACATCAGCATTTAAATCGGTTAGCAAATTAAAAAATTCTAAGGAATGTACCGTCTCTTCTTCGTGTTGTTCTAAAAAATGTTTTGATAAATTATCTAAACCTTTGCTTCTTAAAAATCCACATATATACATATAAAGATTAGCATTATATTTTTCATGACCAATCTGCTCTATTAAAGAATTTCTAAGTGTATCACCTATAAGTTTTACCATAATTATAATTTACCTCCTCTCCCAAGATTTGTACCCTCGGTTCTTGTCTGTTCGGTTTCCTCTGATATTTTCGATACAGGCTTTGTTGGTCTACCCTCTTTTGCAGGTTGCCCTGTTTTATCAGTTTTTTTTGTGTCCCCACTTTTATTGGGAACAACAGTAACAGGCGTTGGTTGTTTAATTGTTTGTTCTGACTTTTGTGCTACTTTTTCTTGATTTTTAGAGTTTTGGTTTGCTAAGTCTTGTTGATTTTTAGCGGTTTGGTCAGCTAAATCTTTTTGTTGTTTACCTGTTATCTCCGCCATTTGTTTTTGACCTTCAAGCGCAGGAGGAGTAAGTAAATCCGTAAAGCCAGTTGCTTGTGCTTCTTCCATATGTTTTCTGAGTTGTGCTGGTTTCATTCCCATAGCCGCTGCTATTTTCTGTGGTAGTATAATTCCAACATTAAACAGAGTCATTACTGATTCTAGTCTATTCTGCCTATTTAGGAAGAATTGTGTACCTTCGAAATTAAATTTGAATTTAAATGTTTTAGTATATTTATTGACAAAATAATTCATAAAGATATTAAATTGCTCATATAAATCTGTCATCATTTGTTCATCAACATTTAAACTCAATTGTGTTTCGAGAACATTTGGTTTAATATCACTTGTAAATATTAAATTCGTGTTTACACCACTGGAAGCCAATGTTGTTTTTAAATAACTATCGTATAACTCATTTTCTGAGTCAAAACTAATACCTTTCATATCTTCCAAAGGAGCAGAAGCAACTTTAATAGCTTCATTAATACTGCTTTTCACCAATGCTAAGAATTTACCAAGTAAATCTGGACTGATAGCAATCATATCTTTTACGCTTGCTTTAGCATCCCTGTTTAACATTGGTACTTGACCGATAATCATTTTACTTGCTGCAGCCATACTTGCTTGCTTTTGAAGATTGCGCATCAAAGATTGCAAAATCAAATCACTAAACAAAGGAGTAAAATATGGTACTCTAGTTGCCAATTCTGGTGTATATTTAAAGCACATACCTACATCAATAGGGACATCAACCCAATAAATCCAAGTTGAATCTCTAAATTCAGGAGGCATGGAAGGCATATATGGTTTTGCTTTATTTCCGTTTACCCATATTTCTTTATATTTTTTTCTAAAGAAATCTGGATACATATTAATATCAACACCCGGCAATAAAAACCAGTACATATTAAAACTAAAGAGGAAACCGCCCTCCCACCTACCAGTTATTTTACAATAATCAGCAGGAAGTTCTTGAAGAATTATAGAATCTCCTAAATCTCTGATACAAGCAAAAAATGCATCGTTTCTTACCATTTGTTTTACAGCGATACCAAATTCTTTTTTATAAGGAAATTTTTCTAGAATATCTTCTACTGCTTTTATATCTTTTTTATATTTCGGAGTTTCATAATCTTTTGGTTCAGCTTCTGATGTATAAGTAATATCAAACGCAAGCATGTCTGCCATATAAGCAATAAGTCTTTTGTAAACCATTGATTTAAGTTCAAAATCTTGAGAAAATTCACGAAGTTGTAATTCGTTTTCTTTAGGATTTTTTAGTGCTTGATTGAGAGTATCCTCTGTAGCAGCCATAGGATTAAGAGTAATATCTCTCATTCGGCTACTAATTAAATCAGGATTTAAATATCCTTGCCCAATCATACTTGTTATACCTCTAGCAAAAGCAATTACATCCCAAATTTCTTGTTCTGTAATCTCTTGTTCTTTATCGTTGCTTTCATTATTATCTGCCATTTTCTAGCCTCCAATCTTCCCAATATTCTTTTTTTGCTTCACTTATTTTTTTTCTTACTTCTTCGGAGTGAGTTTTCCCAAAAAAAGAATTTTTATTTCCTATACGAATAATACTAAGTTCTTTTTTTAAATCATTGGGATTCATTCTTCTAATTTTTTTCTTGGACATTTTATTTTTTGTTTCTTTTGTTACGGGGATTCCTTTATTCCAAGCTTTTCTTCCTTTGAGAGATTGTGACATTTTCTTTATTGCTTCTTCTGATTTCGGTATTCCTTTTTGCCATTTTGACATTTTTTCTAATTCTTCATAAGAATGTTTGTATCCACAACAACCATCTCCACCATCTGTCATATTATAACCATTATCTTTTGCATCAAAATAAAAAATATAAAACATTTCTTTTTCAATCAATTTTTCTTCTGAACATTCTTCGATAATAAAAAAATTAAAGTATTCGTCTCCATACTTATTCCAAGATTTTTGAAGATGGTCGTTATCGTGATTTTTATTTAATAATTGACTTTTATGATTACCCCATCTTTTTTCTATATCGTATGATTTTCCTATATATTTTTTATTATTTATCAAATTTTCAATACAATAAATTCCACAAGTCATTCATACCTCCTGTAGGCAAATCCTGAAATATTATATTGAAGGGAAGGCACTCAGGAAGTGCTTTTCATGTTCGAATCACTATCCCTTCAATTTCATTTAAACAAAAACTGAGACTCCAAGGAAAGCTTCCATGTCATCCCAATCAGAATATCTATCTTTTAAAAGTTCCGTATCCATTAAACTAATGTAATAATTCATATAAGATACCGAAGTATAACGGTCTTTACGTGCACCGGATGGTTCAACCAATTTTACTAAACCGTTTGCCGGAGCCATTTCTAAAGCTATGCTTTCATTTACCATTAAGCTTATTTGTAAATGTGCTTGTAAAAGATATGCTCTAATACCAGTATCATCTTGGTCTAAAATATCTTTATTTCCTGATTTTATTAAAAATTCTTCTTCTGTGTTATCGTCAACTAGAAATGTAATTAGTTTCTTTTTTAATCTCTCTCTAAATTTAACAGCAATTAAAGAGTTAAGGGGTGCATTAGCTGAAATAGGGAAAATACATTGTACAGCGTCTTGCCCAAGAGTTCTAGTGATTAATTCATCATACACTTTTGTATCAACATTTGAAGAATTCATAACAGTATATGCTGGATATTCTACCCCTCTCATTTCGTCTTTTGTTACTGAGCTTAATGCATCAAATACACTGATACCTGCATTCTGTAAGTCAAGTACTAAAACATCACCTTGAAATTCTTCGTATATCTGTTTTATCCTTAAAGCCTGTAGATTGGTGTTTTTACCATTATGAGATTCCATAAAAACTATTTCTGTTTGCCAACCTTTTTTACTAGGTAACAATCTTCCGCAACTTATAATTGTATTATCATTTGTTGAACCCGCTCTCATAGCCACATCAACAGAAACAATACGCATTTCATCTGAAAGTTTTGGTATATCATAATTATTTTTATGAGTTGGACTTGTTATATAAACTTCATCCCTTATTGGTCTCCAACTTCTTTTTATATTCCTTTCAAATAAACCAAGTTTATAGAAAGACAAACTCGAAGAACCATATGGTATATTTCCATATTCCATTAAGAAAGTGATGGGGTCCATATTCTCTTTTTCTCTAGCCATTTGCTTTTTAGTTTTTATACCATGATGAATAGAGATTAAGTAATCTAAAAATACACCTTTTGTATTTGGGTCTCCATCTGCCATCATCTTAATAAATTTTTTAGTTTCAGGATACCATTCATAAGTTTTATAGTGCGCACTAGTGATAATAATTTCCTGTGGCTCTTCTCTTAGTTCTTCTATTGAAGAATATTTTGGATTTTTCATATAAGGGGGTTGACGACTAACAAGAAAAGGGCGAATAATTGAATCTATAACTTCATTCGGTATTAAACGTCTTTCTTCTAGTACAGTAACATGGGAGCGGTGCATTTTGTTATCTGTAAAGTTTTTTATCTTTACATTCTTGAAATTTTTTTCTTTCAAGTTCAGCATATCTTTTTACCCTATAAGGGTAGGCGCACTCTTGGACAAATTATATTCTCTTTCGAGGGTCATCGTCTATGCGTTGCGTGTGACTATTTCTTAAATAGCCTTCCACTCGGATTAGCATCTCAGCTTTCCCGTTTCTTGCGCCATTTTTAATAAGCATTACTGCCTATTGAAGCCAATAAATGTTTGTATTTTTGATACTTTTTATATTTTCTATCTAAGAATATATTAGCATTGTCATATAAATTGGAATAAAAATTTTTATAACTTTCTTTTCCGCTTATTCCACAATCTAATTTATCTTTAGATACATATGTATTTATATTAAATTTTTTTAGAAATTCACGAAAAGATTCTATAAAATCTGGAGACCCACAAGTTATTTTTCCTCTAAGCATATTTCTAGTATTGTCGTAATATATGCTACCGTCTCCGTCGAAATATCCTCGAATAAAACACCATGTCAAATAATCATTTTCTAATTTAGGAAATTCAATATCTAAAGATTTATTTTTATGAATACCCAAAAGATTTAAATCAAAAACTAGTTCTGTACTAAATATTCTTATTTGACACAAATAAGATATTCCAGTAAATTTTCCTTTTATATATCTAGGTTTTTTTTCAAGAAATGTTACAGGAATATTTCCTCCTAAACATTTATTAAATTTTTTTAGATGCTCAAAATCATCTTTTTGCAATTGTATTGCTAATTCTTTATGAGAAGATATGTAACCATCTGCATAAATAAAACCAAGCCAATATGCCGAAAATTCATTTAATGGAGATTTAAAAAAATCAATATCAAAATTATATTTTCTTTCATTTTTTAAACCAAGTTTACATCTTTTATTTTCAACAGATGATTGCGTTCTTCCCAAATATTCAGCCATTTCTTTTATTGACATTTTCGGGTGATTTTTTAAAACAAAATCTATTTCTTCTTTTTTCCATTCTTTTTGCTTTTCCATTTTATATGTTCCTCCATTTGGATTTATTTATATAAAACTTTATTTCTACAAACATTTATTATTTTAACCTCTACCGCCTTCGCCAGAAACAACTACATTAATTTTTGAACCATTATAAAACGTCATTTCCCACTTATTCTGATTAGTGACGATATTCGAAGTTTCCCTCAAAATATTTGGATGTTCTTCCATAAGAGATTTGCATTTCTCTGAAATAATTAAACCTGCTTGTGCTTTAGTAGAAGATGCCAATGCAACAATAGTACCCGGATATAATATACATCTGGCTATAGCATAAACACCAATCAACCAAGATTTTGCACTTGCACGAGATGCTATTCCTACAAACTCTGTAGACCTAGCCATTAAATTTATCCAATATCTTTGATAAGGATATAGTGGAATTCCTAAATAATGCTCTACGAAAAAACTAGGATTACTTCTATAAAAAGTAACCCAACTTTTAATTCTTTCTTTTTTTTGTTTAGTCATTTCTTTTTCGCTAAGAAATTTTACAGGCTCATTAGACTTAGAATAAGGTTTCATTTTTTGTAAATAAGGACTTCCCCTTGGTTTTAATTTTTTACTCATCACTCACCTCCCCATCATCGATATTTACAAAATTATCAAACTCATTGGGGTCAAACTCTGAATTTTCTATTTCTCCCTCGTCTATGTTAAAGTCCTTGCTACCCTGAATGAAATTCTTTAATGGTCTAACCATATATTTATTATAATATTCATCTGTGTTTGCTACATCTCGATATATGTCACCTCTTGGGTCTGATAATAACCATTGTGCAGGTTCTTCCCGCTCTATATCAGCTATCCAAACCCCGAATGTATCAACTCCTGCATTTTGGGTTGTTTTAACTGCATTCGGAGATATAGCTAAGTTTTTCATTAGACTTTGGAGTTCTTTCATATCATCTGCTGTATCGGGGTCATTGTCCATTCTTTTGTGTCTAATTCTTAGCATTGTGTAACATACTTCTTTTAATAAAACAACTTCCGCATGAGTGTCCGCTTTATGAGTATTCTTAAAATTAGAATATTCTCTTTCTAAAAATTCAATATCTGCTCTTGACAATTCTTTTCCCCAAAAATCAAGAACATCTGCTGGAATAGGGACTATGGTTGGGTCATTTATTTTTTCAGTAAATATAACAGACACATCATCATATACTAAGTTTTGTTTTATATTTTTTTCCATTGAAGGATTTAAAGATACTAGTTTAGAAAGATAAATTCCTATAACAGCACTAACTTTTTTACCACTATTATGAAGGGTTTCGATTTGGGATTTTACCGCTGATGCAGCATCGTTAGAGTATTTTATATTTAATGATGTGCAAATTTTATGTATGGCTTTTTCTATAGAAGATGTTTCTTTATAAAAATCTTCATAAAGAGATAAAATGCAGTTTTTGCATACGCTCATAATCATCAATGTATCTATTTTTCCCATATCTGTAGCTTCATAAAATTCAGAGGCAGGTTTCATTTTTGCACATTTTCTACACCAAGATTCTTTTATGACAAATCCTGATTTTGTAGTAATTTCTTTTAATTCTGCCATTTTTATTCCTTTATAAAATTAAGATTTTATTTTGTAGTAATAGTCTTCCAGCTAGGAGGTAGATTTTTATCTATCTCAATAGCATGATAAGGTTTACTTTCCCTTATCCCCACTTTTTTTACCCAATCTGCCATTTTCTTTAAACCTTTTTCCAAAGGCACTGTATTTTTAATATCGAATATTTTATAAGCTTTGGTATGATTTGAATATGCTGTAAATACTTCAAACCTTGGGGGTAAGTGTTCTACAACAGGTTCCACACCAAATGCATTAGCCACAGCTTTTGATAAACTGTTTATTGTAACTGGCTGGTCTGCACCAATATTAATTATTTGATTAAGTGCAGCGGGGGTTATAATTGATTTTGCAATATAAGGTGCTGTATCATCAATATAAGAAAATGCCCTCTTTTGCTTTCCATCACCAAATATTGTCATAGGTTTTCCTTCTACGATTTGTTTCATAAAAATCCCTATAACATTTCTAAAACGGTCTCCGGTATTTTGATTTTCCCCATAAACATTATGAGGTCTAAATATTACATAATCCATGCCATATAACTCATGGGCAGCACGAATATCTGCTTCCACTGCATATTTAGAAACAGCATAGGGGTCCTCTGGTTTCAAATTCATGTCTTCTGTGAAGGGTGTATAATTTGAACCATAAACGCTCATAGATGAAGTAAACACAAAACATTTGACTTCATTTTTTACTGCTTCATTGATTAAATTTATACTGCCAATTAAATTATTTGTATAATTAAATCTCCTTATAAAGTGAGAAAGCCCTTCTGCTGCGTATGCCGCTCCGTGATATACATAATCAAATTTTTCTCGATTAAATAAATATTCAACGAGGTCTTTATCAGTAATGGAACCTTTAATAAATCTTGTCTTATTGGGGATATTGTCGATAAATCCTCCACTTAAATCGTCTAATATAACTACCTCGTGTCCCATATCAATACAATAGCGAGCAACATGTGACATTATAAAACCTGCTCCGCCAGTAATAAGCGATTTTGTCATAATTGTTCCTTTTTTATAAGATTTTCTTGAGATAAGAATTGATATATTTAATAGTATTATCAACTGTTTTTGTTTTTTCAAGATTAACTTCGATAAAAACTCCATTTTTTTGCAAAATTTCTTTTTATTTCGTCTTTATATTTTAGATAATTAAGCTAACCTATCCCGTTCTTTTTTTATATAACTAATGCTTTAGTGAACGTGGCATTATTTCTTTCTCCTTTTATTTCTTTAAGTTTTATTTTAAGACCCTTCTACTCTTACTTGGGTATATCCCGATGAAGTAAAAGAACCACTATAAGTTTGCCATGCAGAGGCTTGACAATCTACAACACTAGAGCCACTGCGATATTTTAATACCCCTGTATCTCCTCCGCTATATTTGTTTTGATATAAATCAATAGAGTTTGCACCTGTATTAACTACTTCGGATTCCATATAAGCCGTTGAACTCAAATACATTTTTTCATAATTTCCCGAACCAGAAACAAAACCGTTTCCAATCCAATTCCCGGAAAAAGTTCTAACGTTTCCTTCTTGAGCGCCAGTCGCCTGTCCCCAAGAAGTAGAGCCTTCAATTGCACTAGTTCCTTCTGTATACTCCACCACCAGTTTAGGGCGATAACCAGTTGTGGCGTGGTCGGAGGAGAAAAACCAATTATTTCCCGAAGGACTACCCTTAATTAGCAAATCAATATTTCCACCGAATAAACCCTCAACCGTAGTGTTTGTTAAATCACAGGTATAAGAAGTACCATCGGCATTTGCAAGTAAAGTTGAAAATGAACCAATAGCTGTAGCAAGATAGTCCGTAGTTTCCGTATTGCAACCAACAGAACCCGCCCAATGGTCTGTAGTATGTATCTTGTGATTCCATGTTGCTCCCGCTTCCGTCCAGTCTCTATTGGCAACAGAAAGGAGATAAATATAATGTGTCGCATCTTTACAATCGTCGTCAACAAGAGTAAGAGTAGCTGTAGTACATGTACTCTCAGCCGCAATACTGGATAAATCAAATCGTAATAATGCTCTAGCATTATCTGTTTCAGACGTGATGTAAGTAAGAGCACCCTTAATAGTATCGGGGTCGGTATAATCTAAATATGTATCATAAGCACTATTTACATCCCCACCGTATCCATCGGTGAAGGTCGGGTCAACGTAAATCGGGAATGTCGCACCCGTCGTATCTACCGACCACTCAATATATCCACCTGAATAGACCTGCGTGACAGGAACATCAACTTCATTCGCATCTTTGGCTGTCGGTTTATCGATAGTTCCCCACACCAATCCATCAGTAGTGCTGGTCAATTCCCCCGTAGTAGCGTTATAGGTCAATCCAACAAAAGATACCGCAAATCTCAAGCGGGTATAAGCACTACTGTTCTTAAGCGTAAAGTCTGCTTTTATCCTGCGCCAAGTATTCGTGATACTGGCATACAGGTTGGTCATATCCCATTCAGTTTTATTGTTTGTCCAAGCGGGGGTAGGAAGATTAAGATTTCTCCATTGATTTGTATAATATTGAATATTTGTTATATCAACATATTCTGTGGTTATATTTCTACGTGGATACCATCTTCTTGCCCCACCGTTAGCAATGTGGATTGCGTGACGTGTCTTATCACATTTTTTACTATGTATTCCGCCATCTTCAAAATTCTCGTCTACGTCAATCCAATTATCGGTTTCGTTTTTAAAATGTTTGTCATGTATTGTTAATTCTGTTTGGTATTTATTTGTATCTGCGTCATAAAAGGTTTTAGATTTTTGAGTTCTTTTTTCTATTTTTTCAACCCACATATTTCCTCCTATTGTGAAGATACTTAAAGTTCATATTTTAATGTTTAGGCGGGGAATTGCACCTCGCCTAAAGCTATTTTCATTAAGGTATTATGTCATTAATATCTGTTAGGGGTAAATTTTCATAAACTGTAAAAATTACAGGAGTAGTATAACCAGCGAACCCCGTCATTTCGATATATGCTTGTGCATTATAATCTCCCGCTTGGTCAAGTATACTGCTACTGCTCGTATAATATACAAGTATACCATCCGAACCACTAGTAAAGAAAGCAGCGCTTCCTGTTACAATTGTATCGTCTGGTTTTTCGATAATTATATTTTTTATACTGGCGCTTGATATATCTAGTGCACTGTTGCCTTCTTTTACTTGCAACTTTATTGCTAAATTTTTAGCACCGACCTGTATGTGGTCTTTGTCTGTAGGTACTTGGGGTATAAGATAAGTATATGTCATAATGCTCCTATCTGGTTATATTTTCCTTTTATATGCGTATGATGTACCTTGTATAGATTTATCTATATAAGTATCATCAGTTAAACTTTCTGAGAGATATGATTCCCCTCTCATATCTCTCACAAGATATGAAGGTTTATCTAATTCTGTTTTTATTTGTGTTGTACCCTGCATGCTTCTTAACATATAAGCAGTTAGGAATACTATTGTCCAAACTTTTAGATTTATATTATCAGCACTTTGCCCTTGAAGAGCATTGAATATATCCAATATGTAATGTTGTCCATGAAAGAATATTGTTAAACTATCAGCAAATTGCAACTGCGTTGCATTATCAATAGAAATGCTTACTCTTGATATGATTGTTGAAGAAGTCTGCAATTGTGTTGCATTTTGTATTGCTAATAAATAATTCTGTTTTAATAATAGGCTTGAAGATGTTTGCAGTTGAGTAGCATTATTTACTGTTGCTAAAGCATAGTGGGCTAATAATGATACCTTATTTGAGGTTTGTAGCTGAGTAGCATTGTTTACTGTAGCTAGAACATAATGTGCACTTAAGTCTACATTATCTGCGGTTTGTAATTGTGTCGCATTTTGCATAGCTAATATTTGATGCTGGATTAAATTTACATTTCCAGCAGTTTGCAATTGGGTTGCATTATTTACAGACAATACATAATCCTGAGTTAAATTAACACTTTGAGCAGTTTGTAATTGAGTTGTATTATTGATTGCCAAAGTGAAATTATAGAACAAAGATATGTTGCTTGCTGTCTGCAACTGTGTTGCATTCTGCATTGCTAGTACTTGATGTTGAATTAAATTAACATTTGTAGATGTTTGTAACTGAGTTGCATTATTTACGTTTAAAGAACCAATTGTATGTTGTATTAAATCAACATTTCCAGCAGTTTGTAATTGTGTTGCATTATTAATTGTTAAAACTTGATGTTGAGTTAAACTTACATTTTGGGCGGTTTGCAACTGTACTGTATTTTGTATAACTATAACATGATGCTGAGTTAAACCAATATTACTAGTGGTTTGTGTCTGTACTGCACTATTTATAGATAATACATGATGCTGTGTTAGATTTATAGTACTTGTCGTTTGTGTCTGTACTGCATTATTAATATTAAGAGAACCAACTTCATGTTGTACTAAATCTATTTTATTAGCTGTTTGTAACTGTACTGCATTATTAACAGACAAAATATAATGTTGTGTTAATATTATATTACTAGAAGTCTGTGCTTGTACTGCATTTTGTACAGTTATAGTTGAAATACCGGGATTAAACGTTAATGTAACATTATCAGCAGTTTGTGTTTGTAAAGCACTCATTGTACTGTAGAACGTAGGAGGAGGTATTATACCACCACCCGGTACAAAAATTATCCACGATGTTGCTAATTCTGGTAATCTAACATTATCAGTAGAATAATAGTAAGTCGTAGATGTATTATAGTTACCAACTATCCATATTGAACCATTCCACCATACTCTTATGTCACTATCAGTACTTAATTTCCAATATAGTCTACCATTTAATATACCGGAATTGTTGTAATAGCCATTGACTGTACTTAAACCAGCGTCAGATAAAACATAATCTGCTGCTAATATGAAGTTAGGCGGGGTTGTTGTTAGAGTTATATTATCAGATGTTTGTGTTTGTGTTGCATTGTTTACTGCTAATACTTGATGTTGAGTTAAATTAACTTTGTCACTTGTTTGTATCTGTGTTGTATTATTGATAGATAATACATAATGTTGAGTTAAATTAACCTTATCACTCGTTTGTAACTGTGTTGCATTATTAATTGATAATATATAATCTTGAATTAAATTAACTTTATTACTAGTTTGTGATTGTGTCGTATTATTGATTGTTAAATCATAGTGTGGCTTTGCATTAGCATTTGTAGAAGTTTGCGTTTGTACAGCATTATCTATTGCTAATATCTGATGTTGAGTTAGTGCTATATTTTCAGAAGTTTGTGTTTGTATAGCGTTAAAAGGTGCTACTGCACCAACTTGATG